GCGGAGAGAGCGAGATTCGAACTCGCGATACCCTTTTGGGGTACACACGCTTTCCAGGCGTGTGTGCGGTCGCGGTAATCCCGCTGACTTTCAATTCGTTACAAAATGCCGTTTTTAGACTTGCAAACAATCTGCAAACAAATATAGTGTAAACTTTAGTAATAACCAATGGAAATAACTACCAGCCGAAGTGTTCGGAGGCTTCGGTAGCGTAATTCTCCATGTCGTCCGTGACGGCGCTTTTGTCCAGGGCGCCGGCGTAAGCCCTTACCCGGCCGCGAAGGCTGTCGCCGTTCCAGAATATGACGCCGACACACGAACATTTCCTTCCCTCGCTCCAGAGCCGGTATTCGTCCAGGATCGCGTTCGGCACGTATCCGATGACGCCTTGTTTCTCGTTGCTCCAGATTGCCATCGCGTTCTTGTCGACCGGGTTCGCCCAGTCATTATAGATCCGGCCGCGGAACACGCCGACGTCTCCCTTCGTGCAGTGATGCGCCAGGCCGGCGATATAGACATCCATGACTCCGTCGCTCTGGTCGAGGATGCCGGTCCGGATCTCCGGATCCTCATTCGTGGCCTGCGCCTGGGCGAGCGCTGCGCCCTTCGCCTTCTTCTTTGACTTCCGAGCGACGCCAATGAACAGGACGCCGATCATCAGCGCGATGAATACGATGTAAAAGACATTCTCTCCCATATGGCTATTTGGATTTGGTGAGTTCCTTGATGATGTCGATGAGCTTCCCGTTCTGGGAGATGAGCTCGCGGACGTCGGACGATGTGATGGAAACGCTCTCGGCTCCGAGGTTGATGTCGTCGCTTTGGATCCGGCCGAAGTTCGGACCGCCGACCTGGACTCCGCCGCGGATCATTTCGCCGCGCCCGCTCAGGACCCATTCTTGGGAAAGTTCCGGAAAAACTTGAAAAATCTTGTCCGCCAGATCCGGAGAGATGCTCTTGACCTTCCCGCTCTGGATGTCGTAGATTTTCTGGGCGCTATTCAGCCCCAGCATGCTCGCAAAGGCGGTTACGTTCCTGACTCCGCCATACGTGAGGATGGCTTCGATTCGTTCTTGTGCTGTTACCATGTCGAAATAATTTTGAAATTTCTTGCCGTTTCTCTTGTTTTTCAAGAAAAATCCATATCTTTGTAACCGAAAGCGATAACCAAAGGTAATAAGAAAGAATGGAAAAAGCAATTCAGTACAAGGATGGCATCGACTACGAAAAGACCCTCGGAGGGCTCGGAGCGGGCGATTATGTGAAGGTCCCCACGTCTGACAACGACATTTCTGCCATCCGCACGGCCGTCTATAAGGCCGCCAAGAAATTTCCGGATGCGTCCTTCACGGTGAACAAGACTGTCAACGGCGCCAGGATCACGCGCAACGCATAGTTATCAACAATCAAATAAACAGTCAAATGGAAAATCTCTACGCTTACAATCCGGACACCAAATCCTTCGTCCCGGCCGAGGAATGGCTGAAGGACGCGGATCCGGCCAGGACGCCGCTCGTCGGCATCAAGTCCGGCGCCGGCATCCTCGCCATCACGAAGAGCGACTGCGGCCGCTACGAATTCCAGGAGGCCCAGGAGAAGACGGCGAAGATCAGGGTGGAGGGAATCGATAAGGACTTCCGCCTCCCGACCCGCCGCGAGGTCCTCGATATCCAGGACGCACAGGACGCACAGTTCAATCTGAACGACCTCCTGAGCAAGGTCGGCGGATATCCGTTGGAGGGATGGTATTGGACGAGCGAGTTGTGGTTTGCCCGCCGGGTCAAGCGCCAACTCCGCTTGGATTTTCCACGGTACCAACGGCACCCTCGCCATCAACTTCGTCAACAGCGCGCTTCGTTGCAGGGCGGTCACGCTTTTCGGCGTCCGCGAAGCGGACTAAACTTAATCTTCGTCGGCCGCGGTCCCTCGCGGCCGACCGAAACCAGGAGCCATGAATCTTTACCGGATCATACTGAACGATAACCTCGGCCTCCGCCGAGATCGTGACGAGACCTTCGCAACGCTCAACGAGGCGAACGAGTTCGTGAACACCCTCCCTCAGAATGGGACGATGTGTCTGTATCAGATACGCTCAAATACGACCACGCCTGACAAGCGGTTCGTGGCGGTCGAGCGCTACGTGGTCTGGAACAACTAAACCGTCAAGCGGATGGTTTAACACAAGACAGGATTCCAAGCAGAATCGACCCTTCGCCGGTCGCGAGATCCGCGAAGTTTTTACGGAAACAACGTCAAAACGATAGTCAAATGAACGCTGAAATCAATGTGAGCCGCACCGGTCTCTACAGCTTAAAACAGACAGCGGAGGCCCTCGGGATCCACCGGAACTCCCTTCGCAAGTACATCCAGCTCGGACTCCTTCCGACGCACCATCGGAAGGCCACCGGGCAGACGATCATCCAGGGGAACGACATCATCCTCTTCTTCAACCGGAGAACCAGGTAAGTCCGATCCCCATCATTCAAAGAAACTGTTCACCATTCAAATCACAAGTCAAATGAAACACAAAATCATCTACATCGTGGCCATGTTCGCCATTCTCATCGCCGCTCTCGTCGTCTGGAATAACGCCTTCCAGATTGCCCGCGTGCTGCACTGCGATTCCGCTATCGTCGACGTCTTCGCCGGCATGATCACCGCGGCCGCCTTCTATCCGGCCGGTAAGGTTACCGAAAAAGAGGAGGACTACGCATGACACACAAGGAGATCATCGTCAAGCTGAGCGACATTTCCAGCGACCTCTTCTTCCTGACGAAGGATGACTTCTTCCAGGGCGAGGCGTCGCAGATGGATATCGTTCTGAAGAACTACCTGGAGAACGTATCCTTCATGCTGGACAAGTTCTCGGACGCTATCTCGGAAGAATCTGGAGAGGAGGACGACTAATGGCGAGCGTAATCGGACGAAAGGACCCGCTGTTGAGGCTAACCGTCGAGGAGCGGTATTGGTTGCATAAGGTGGTCTACAATGCAATCGGGGATGCGATGGATAAGCAGGCGGAATGGATGAAGATGAAAGGCGAAGCCGAGCAAGCCGGTCGCCACGAGCAGGCCGATAGCTACGATGTATTCCTGGAGGTCGAGACGGAAAAGGAAGCACTGTTGAGGTCTGTCTCCGCTGCGCTCGACGTCCTCCAGACTCGGATGCTTTTATCGCGCGGATTCGGCCCAATAACGCGGGGGGGGGTGAGCCATGTATGAGGTTGTACTCCTCTCTAAGAAGTGGGGAAACATTGTCGAGAGCTGGCAATACAAGCGGACTCCGGAGGGACTGAAGAAGGCGAGGGAGAAGCGAGTCGAACTGATGGTCAAGTACCTGGATAACCGGGTTGAGATATGGGAATTTGATGACACTAAGGCAGGATGATGTCATATCTGAAAGGTTGTTAGCCGTGGAGGTGAAGCGCCCGGAAACCTGCCGCCGGGCGTGGGTCCTCCAGTAGGACGAATGGATACGATACAGGTCACGACGCCGACGGGAAGGATTCTTCGCGTCAGGCTTTCCGCCCTCAAAGGTGTAGAGACGACGAATGACACTTGGTTCGGTCGCCGGTACTACATCCGTTATAAGTCCGGCCGCCGTGTCCAGGTGGAGCGCGATTCGGCCGACATGGTATTCGATGCCCTGTCGCCAAAACTGTTTGATAAGATGTAGTATGCCGAAGAGGACTGATTACATAGTCATCCAGGAGCCGATGATATCGGCCCTGGGGCTGAGCGGAGTCTCGCTCCTGGTGTTCGCCGTGATTCACGGATTCACCAAGGATGGCGAGCAGCACTACCGTGCTTTCCCGGAAGATCTGATGAAATGGACGGGAGCCTCTGAGCGGTCCATCAAGGGAGTCCTGAAGGATCTCCTGGCGCGAGGATTCATCAACCGGAGCAAGGTCGTATATCGCGGGAAGTCCACCTTCGAATACTGGACGAACTACGAGGATCTCCTGGAGCGCGTCGCCGCCGGCGAAATCCTCGAAAAGCCTAAAGGTGCAAAATTTGCACCCTTGTCAAAGGTGCAGGATTTGCACCCGAGTGATGCAAAAATTGCACCCGTAAAGGTGCAAAATTTGCCCTGCAAAGGTGCAGAAACTGCACCCGAGCCTAATAATAATGTAGTCAAGCACACTTGTAATAATTCAGATAATTATTTTTTTCATCTTGATGTGTCCCGGAAACCGGGCCCCATCCAGCAAGAAGAAAAACAAGAATTCTTTAGAATTTTCTTTGAGAAGAACGCCGCCGATCCGGCGGCGGAGGTGAAGAGGTTCCTGAACTTCAACGAATCCCGCGGATGGGAGAGCGCGGATGGCCGCCGGTACGACACGCCGGCGAAGCGCCGCGGCCTTGCCTGGATGTGGGAATGCAAGGCGAGCTCTCCGAGGCTGACGGCCGAATTCGGAACGGAAAGCGACCGGGCTGATCAGGCGAAGGCGAACACGGCCTTCCTGAAGGCGCTCGGCGAGCTGTACGAGCACGCCTGTTCCGTCGGCGATCCAGAGAATCCCACCTGGCTTCTGAACCCGAAATTCCGCTGCCGTCTCTCTTGGAAGGAGGGGAAGGGCTCATACGATTTGATCTGGAGCGGGCCGGCGCTTCCGGTCAACTGGTATGACCGCCACATTGACGTCGCGGCTCCGATCATGAAGAAATACTTCATCAAGATGGACTCCGTAATCTTCTCGGCGCAATGAACTACAATCTGAAAATAGACCTGACGAAACTGTTCGGCGCCAAGATTGTTTCGGATCCGGATGCCGGCGAGGGAGTCTTCATCCCGGCCGGCGGCCCTGTCGAGATCTCCGAGGGGCGCTGCTCGCTATCCCTGACGGCCTTCGAGCTGAAGTATGAATACGAAGGTCAGACACACCTCATGAAGCCATGGCTGTCGAAGAGTCAGGCTTTCGGCATGACACAGAAGGCGCTGCAATCCATCCCGTATGTCGGCCATATGCGTCCTTGGGATAAGAGCTCCAAGGTTCCTGGCCCGGGATGCAAGACGTGCCGGTGGTCCCAGGAGGCGAAATACGCATCCGGTATCGGCTTCATCCGGTGCAATCATCCGGCCGCTGACTGGAATTCCACACGTGACACGCGGCACATTACCGTATGCCCTGATACGAACAACCAAAACAAATAGCCATATGCACACTATCATTTTCATCCTTTCCATTGTTTTCCTCATCGCCGGGGCTCTGTTCTTCGCTCTTGCAGTCAACAGGAACACCGAGACCAAACAGATGAACATGCGCCAGGAGGAGCTCTCCGCATCCCTTGCAAAGCGAGAAGAAGCCTGTCGTGAAGCCATGCGGAAAAACGGACAGACAAGCCTCGAGCTCGCCAAGAAGGAGGGAGCCTTCGACCTGGAGTGCAAGGTCATCGAGGTGGTGTATCTCGAATCGACAGAGGACCGGGCGAAGTATCCTTCCGATGCGAAACGCCTGGCTGTCATCAAGAGCCGTCTGGCACACAATCTTGGATACAAGATCCTGGCAGAGTTTCCGAATCCGGAGGTGGATCCGGCCGGCACCGTCTATAGTTACACCTTCCGAGTGAAAGAGGAGAAGTGAGCGACCGCGTCAAGGATATATCGAGCCGACCAAAGATGTGCACATCGATTGAACAGTCGCGCCGCCTGATGGCTGCCGGATGCGATTTCGTGAAGGTTTCGATGGCCGGTCACGAGATCGTCCTTCATCCGGTCTCTCTGGCAAAGCTCTGGGATGTCGTTGCGGACTATCCGGAGTGGACGGAGATTCCTCCAGGAATCCGGTCATTCCAGCTCGTAGAGTTTCTTGTTCAGACGATAATCGAATATCAATCACGTTCAAATAGAGACAAAAAGCATGACAAGCAATTATGATGTTGAATGCCAGCGCGAAAAGCGCTTGGCGTGGCAATGGGTCGCAATCACCCTTATCGTCCTGGTTACGATCGCTGTCGGTTGCATGTTGGTTATCCCTCCGTATTCGGTTTGGAGTTCCAGAAAGAAGGGCGAGGCTGAGTATATGAGGGCAGAACAGAACAGGCGCATCAAGGTCGAAGAAGCGAAGGCTAATCTTGAGGCCGAAAAACTGAACGCGCAGGCCGAAGTGGAGCGAGCGAAGGGAGCGGCCGAGGCAATTAGGATTGAGAACGGATCCATCACTCCGACTTATATCCAGTATCTCTGGGTGCGGCAGCAGAATGCAAATTCAAACAACAGGATCATCTACATTCCGACGGAGGCTGGCCTTCCTATCTTGGAGGCCGGGAAGAATGAATGATGCCAGGGAGCGGAAGCATACGGCGCGAGCTGTTACGTGGTCAGCGGTTTTAGTACATAAAAGAGTTACAGAGTTTTTGCATAATCGATTCCAAGTTTCACGACCCGCCGCTCCCTTTTGAATTGATAAATTTTGATAGAAACTGATAGATTTTTATAGATATGAAACTCGCCTGGGATGCGGCTCGGAAGATTGAGAAGCGTGATGGCGGATATCATCGAGAGCGTTCTGATGATCCGTATCATACCTACCGATGGACGCGGCTTAGCCGCGCATTCAGGGAGCAGCATCCACTATGCGAGGAATGCAGAAAGCGCGGCGTCATCAAGTCGGCCCAGGTCGTGGATCATATCGTTCCTTGGCCGGTATGCGAGGACTTCTTCGATAGGACGAACCTCCAGTCGCTCTGCGCTGACTGTAACATCGCGAAAGGTAACCGAGACAAGAAACTGATCCAGGAGTGGAGGATGAAGAATGCGAAATGATAGTTGGACACAGGACGACATCGACACACTGATGCGCGAATTCCCGATCAAGCAGACGAAGGATGTGGCTGAGCTGCTCGGCAGGAGTGTTCGGGCCGTGTGCGTGATGGCTCATAAGTTCGGCCTGAAGAAGGATCACTACGGAATCGTCCTGACGGATAAGCAGAAGGATTACCTGGTCCGCCACTTCAAGGACACGGATAACGAATACCTCGCCATGAAGCTCGGCATCTCACAGACCACGCTGCATCGATATGCTCGCCGCTGGGGCCTGAAGAAGTCGAAGGCTCACGTCAGGAGGATGCAGATGGAATGCGCTATGGCGGCGAAGGCGTCACACCTCGCGCATGGAACGTATCCACCGAAAGGATACCAGATTCCAGGGGGCGAGAAGTACCGGTTCAAGCCTGGCGAGACCAGGGCTCAGCGGATCGGCGAGAAGGCGAACCGCGAATGTATCAGGAAGGCGGCAGAGACGAGGAGGAAGACCATCCTGGACGAGAGGATCCGCCACATGCGCGGGCTCCCTCAGAGGACGAGGCTGAAGGTGACAAGAGATCCGCTGGGGAAGATCTCGGATAGATCCTACCTGAAGAAGCGCGGATACATCCTGGACGAGGCGAGCTGTGTTGCCTACTGGACTGGCGAGACGCGCCGGTCGCCAAGGCTGGAGGCGATGCCGAAGAGATACTATGAATTCAAACCATACAACAATGACGACAGATGAGATCATCTCCGCTCTGGAGGAAATAAAGCGGACGGATCCAGAGAGATTCTACAACGCGCTTGGGTTCGGAGACGAAGGCGCGAATATCATGCACAGCTTTGTCTCCGGATCCTACGAGCTTGGCCTCATTGCCGGAGCGAAGTGGATGGACGAATTGAGGTCTAAGCTACCAGATCATAACAGAGGATATGTGGAAACCATTCTCAGCGTCCCTGTTGCGGCCAAGATGCTCCTGTTCATGAACGATAGACTTTGGGCGCATATTGGGCTCGATCCTGGTTTCCATCGCGGACATGTAAGAATAATCACAATGAGATTCGACGATGTATAGAAAGCAACGCTACGTTCATACCTTCCTCCCTGGGGAGAAGGTCCTTCATGATGGGAAGGAGGCAGAGGTGGTTGACACCTATCCGACCAGCATCACTATTCGGATTGGTAGGAACACATACAAGTCCGTCCTCCCTGGCGAGATCCAGCGCTGCGGTCCCGATGGAAAGGAGCCGCGCGGTGAAGAGGTTCGGTTTGGATAATAAACTTTCAAGTTTAGTGAATCATGTACATCAAAGCACATCCATTCGGCCACGAGCCGATCAAGAACAAGCACGGCCGCAAGGCTCATTACGGAGACGCGAAGAAGAAAACTCAGGCGATCCGCATGAAGAACGGTGAGATCAGAACTGTTCAGCACTATGTCACTCGAGGAGGAGACATCCCTCATCGGTAGGGGTAGGGGGTCAAAATCTCTTTCGCGACCCGCTCTCAAGACCACGCCCCCACTCTTGGAGACGCGCGGCCGAAATTGGGGGATTTTGGGGGTCCGGCCGCCGGCGCTAATCGCGCCCGCGGGCGCGAGGGACACCCTGTCCTGTAACCTGTAGAATCGCTTGAAATGAAAGGTCGGAAACCGCTTCCACAAGAAGTTCTCAATCTTCGCGGGACCAATCGTCCGTGTCGTGCGCGTCCCGAGTCCACCTCCGGCGAGAAAATCGCCGTGGGGGACATCGGGAGCAAGTGTCAGATCTCCGGCCTTCGATCTACGACGCCACGCGCCCGCGACATCTACTGGAGCACGGTCAGGAAGATTGCGAATCTCGGGATGCTGGAGGAATCTTTCCTCGCGCAGATCTTTCTGTATGCGGTCGAATACGATCACTTCATGACCTGCTGCGAATCCATCAAGAAAGAGGGGCTGTATCTCGTGATAGAAGGGAAGAAAGGGACTATCGTCGCGCCGAATCCAGCCGTGAAGCAGCGTGACAAGGCTGCCGAGATCATCCTGAAGGTCGGCTCGAACTTCGGGATGTCTCCGGTAGATAAGCAGCGTCTTCGCGTTCAAACGGAACCGGAGAAGCCTGGCGACAAAATCAAGCGCATTTTTGCATCTATAGAGTATGAGGATGGCGAGGAGGTCGACGAGCAGTAGGGTTGAGGCTTACGTGGATTCAGTCCTGGATGGCACGCTGCCAAGCTGCCAGATGGTCATCCTTGCCTGCGAGCGCTATCGGCGCGATCAAAAGCGCGACGATATCTGGATGGACTGGTCCGCCGTGAATAAGGTCGTCAGGTTCTCCGGGATCCTGAAGCATTTCAAGGGAGAGTTCGCCGGAAAACCCGTCCTCCTGGAGGACTGGCAGCTCTTCGTGGTTGCGAACATCTTCGGGTGGAAGCTCAGATCCACCGGGAAGCGCCGGTTTACCTATGCGGACGTCTACGTCCCGCGAAAGAATGGCAAGACGACATTTGCCGCCGTGATTGCCCTCTTCATGCTCATCGCGGACGGAGAGTCCGCTGCGGAGGTCTATTCGGCCGCCGTCGATAAGGCCCAGGCGAAGATCTGCTTTGACACCTCGGCCGAGATGGTCAAGAACTGCGACCTGAACGAGTTCGTCCGGATCTTCCGGAAGGGATCCATCGTCATGGAGGACACTGCGTCATCCTACAAGCCGCTCTCAAAAGATACCAAGAATAAGGATGGCCTGAACATTCACTGTGGCATCTGCGATGAGCGCCACGCCTGGAAGACGAATGAGATCTATGAGGTCCTAAAGACCGGCACCGGCGCACGTTCGCAGCCTCTGATCTTCTCTATCTCGACCGCCGGAACCGATACATCATATCCCTATTTTGCCGACCTCGAATTCCTCCGTCAGGTCCTCCTGGGAATCAAGGAGAAGGACAATCACTTCATCCTCCTGTACGAGCCAGACGAAGGCGACCGCTGGGATGATCCGGCGACCTGGAAGAAGGTAAATCCGAACTTTGGCGTCTCCCTGGGCGAGAAATATATGCGGGACGAGTGTCAGGAGGCGAAGGAGAAGGGAGGATCCACGCTTGCCGCCTTCCAGACGAAGAACCTGAACATGTGGGTTGACGCTCCGGAGGTGTGGATCTCTGACGACGACGTCGCGGCGAACAATGCGCCGTTCGATCAGGCGCAGCTCGCCGGCGCTGAATGCTATGTCGGAATCGACCTCGCATCGAAGACCGACCTCACGGCGACGGCGTTCTATTTCCCGAAATTCAACGTCGCGAAGTTCCTGTTCACTATCCCGGAGGCGAAAATCATCGACAAGGGCGTAGAGAACGATGTCGTCGATTACCGGCTCTGGAGCGAACAGGGCTGGATCACCGTTGCGCCAGGGAGCGCCCTGGACGACGAATGGTATCTTGCTCAGCTGTTCAATGAGCTGGAGAAATACGATATCCGCGCCATCGCCTTCGATCCGTGGGGGATGTGGCAGATGAAGAACAAGTTTGGGATCTATTCGGACAAGCTGATTGAATATCAGCAGAGCATCCGGTACATGTCTGTGCCAACGAAGGACCTGGAGGGTCGCGTCGTCAAGCACGAGCTGAATTTCCTGGACAATCCGGTCATCCGATGGATGTTCCGGAACGTCGTGATCTGGAAGGATCCGAACGCGAACATCAAGCTGAACAAGGCGAAGTCCAGGAACAAGATTGACGGAGTGGTCGCCCTGGTTGATGCCATCGGAGGCTGGCTGAATGTCACGAACGGCGACACGAAAGAAATATACGTCGATCACACGATACGCACGATGGACAGTGAGGATGATGAAAGCTGGAGGGATTTGTAAGATGGATGACTTGGTCAGGATGGTATCGGCGCGAGGTTTCTGCGAGGTCTTCTGGGAGAGGATCCGGGCGGATCGCCGCGCCGGCGGCCGGCTCACATTCCGCCGATGCTACCATGATATGGAGCTGGAATTCGAGTCAAAATACGGCGTCTCGAGGTTCAAGTCCTACGACGCTTTTCGGAAGGTCCGTAGAAAAATCGACGTGCGCTATTAAAGTGTGGCCAAACGGCCACACTTTTCGCATGCGCGGTGCCTACTTTTGCGGCAAAGTGGCACCGTATGCCTGTTTTTGAACGCATATCCCGCTGGTTCGCATCGCTTCGTAGCGATGCGAACGTCGTAGTAAGCCCTGACGTAATCGTCAGGCCGGACGCGAGCTTCGGCGTCAACATGAACAATTCTGCGGCCATGAAGCTGACCGCGTTCTATGCCGGCATCCGGATCCGGTCGGAGAACATCGCCTCCTTCCCGAAGTTCGTGAAGAAGCGCACTGACGAGGGCCTTGTCGATGCTTCCTACCATCCGGCTTACAAGATCATCAATGTCCGGCCGAATCCATACACGAACAAGTTCGATTTCTGGAACCTGGAGAACACCTGGCTGGACGGATGGGGAAACGGTTATGCGCTCATCGAGCGCGACTCATACGGAGATCCGAAATGGCTCCACCAGCTTCATCCATCCTGGATCATCGGCATCACCCTCATCGAGGGCCGCAAATGGTATAAGGTCGTCCCGGCGGATCCGAAGTTCGAGTTCCTCGCCGGACTGTATCCGGATTACAACATCCTGCACTTCATGCTCGTGACGCTCGACGGCATCAAGGGCGTGAATCCCGTCGTGTATAATGCGATGGCACTCGGGAAGTCCTACGCAACAGAGAAGTTCGCCTCGGAATTCTTCGAGAAGGGCGGCAACATCCGCGCCGTCATGGAGACCGAAGGCCACTTCGACGACGAGAGCTTTAAGACGTTCATGAGGCATTTCAAGGCCAGCGCGAACAACTACGATACGCCGCTCCTGGAATACGGGGTCAAGTATAAGCAGCTCGCCGTGGATCCCATCGCGTCAGCCCTGGTCCAGTCCGAGGTGCTGTCGATCAATGACGTGTGCAGGATCCTTAACATCCCGCCGCACATGCTGGCGGAGCTCACGCACGCAACCTTCTCGAACATCGAGCACCAGACCATCCAGTTCGTCCAGTATTCCCTCCGTCCCACCGTCAAGCGAATCGAGGACGAGCTCGAGGCGAAGCTCTTCTTTGATAGCGAGCAGGACGTCTTCAGTGTCAAGTTCTCTCTGGACGGCCTTCTCAGGGGCGACACGCAGGCGCGGAGCGCATACTATCACAACGCGATACTCGATGGCTATATGAGTCGGAACGAGGTCCGAGAGCTGGAAGGCATGCGCCGGAAGGAGGGCCTGGACGATATGCTCTATCCGCTGAATACCGGCGTCGTGGGAAAGACCGAAAATAACGAGTAATATGGACAAGATAAGAGTCAGATCATTCTCTCCGGAGATCCGGAAGAAGAACGCGGACACCCGGACCGTCACGTTCGTGGCGTCCGACGGATCCCGCGATTCCGCGCACACCGTCCTGAACCAGAAGGGCTGGGATCTGAAGCGATTCAACGCGAATCCCATCATCGGCTACAATCATGAAATCTACGGCGCCTGGGATACCAAGGACGTGGACTTCGTCATCGGCAAGGGCCGCGCCTATGTCGAGGATGATGTGCTACTCGTGGACATCACCTTCGAGCCGAAGGAAATCAACGAACTCGCCGAGAAGGTCTACCAGAAGATTCTGTTCGGCTCTCTGAACTCCGTCTCCGTCGGCTTCCTTCCGCTCGGGAAGGGTCACTGGGGCGAGGGTGAGGAGGCCCCGAACGAGGCCCGGGAGACCTACTACTACGAAGGTCAGGAACTCCTGGAGATTTCCGTAGTGAACATCCCGGCGAACGCGAACGCCACCCGGAAGGGAGAGGACTGCGCCAAGGACGAACTCGAAGCGCTCCGCGCCGAGGCGGCGGAGAACGAACCCGAACCGCAGCCTGAACCGGCTCCCTCTCCGGCTCCTGAACCTAAACCTGAAGAGAAGGAAGTCGACAAGGCGAAGACCAAGTCCGTCCTTCAGGCTGCACAGATTGCTATGGCAGCGTCGTCTGCTTTGTAAAACCCAATAATCCAACCAACTATGCGTAACATCGCTGAAATCCGCAAGGATCTGTCCGCCCAGGTCGAACTGATCAAGGGCATGGACAAGAAGGCCGACGAGGCTGCCTATGACGCCGCCGTTGAGAAGGCCGTGGAGCTCACCAAAGAGCTCGATCAGGCGAACAAGATCGAAGCCGCGCAGCAGCGCCTGGCCGAGAAGCAGCTCGCCGATCTCGAGAAGAACGCCAAGCGCGGCTTCTCCATCATCAAGTTCCTCCGCGAGGCTGCCGAGGGTAAGCTCTCTGGCCTCGAGGCTGAGGTCGCCGAGATGGGCGCCAAGGAGTACGAGCGTCTTGGCCTGGCCAAGAAGGGCTTCGTGATCCCGACCGCCGCCCTGCGCTCCAGCGCCGGCCAGAACTACACCACCAACGCCGACGGCGGCTATGCCAAGGCCGAACAGCTTCCGACCTACGTGGAGGCTCTGAAGGAGCGCCTGGTCGTCGCCAAGCTCGGCGCCCGCGTCCTCGGTGACCTCGTGGGGACCGTCCCGTTCGTCTCCGCCGGCGCCATCTCCAGCGCCTGGCTCGCCGAAGGTGCAACCGCGAACGTGTCCAAGTCCACCTTTACCAGGGCGACCATGACTCCTCACCGTAACGCGACCGTCGCTGCGTTCTCCAAGGATCTGCTCCGCCAGACCTCCATCGACGTCGAGAAGATCATGATGGACCTCATCATGGATTCCCACGCCGCCCTCATCCAGAACGCCGCCATCAACGGTTCCGGCACCTCGAACCAGCCGACCGGTATCCTCACCGGCATCACCAACGCGGCCAGCGGCCTCGTGGCGATGGGCGACAACGGCGATGCTGTCAGCTGGGCGAAGGTCGTCGAGCTCGAGAGCGTCATCAACTCCAACAACGCCGGCCGTGGCAAGATGGGCTACCTGACCAACGCGAAGGTTAACGGCGCCATGAAGACCACCTCCAAGGACGCCGGCTCCGGCCGCTTCATCCTGGATGCCGACGGCAAGGTCAACGGCTATCCGATCGAGTACACCAACCAGGTTCCGTCGAACCTCACCAAGGGCACTTCCTCCGGCAAGTGCTCCTGCCTGATTTTCGGCAACTGGGAGGATCTGTACATCGGCCAGTGGGGAGGTCTCGACATCGTTGTGGATCCCTACACCCTCGCCGCGAACGGTGACGTCCGCATCATCCTGAACGCCTGGAACGACGTGAAGGTGATCGAGCCCAAGTCCTTCGCCGCGATCAAGGACATCACCACCGACTAACCCTCCTGAATCATGGAAACCCGCGAGATCATAGAGATCAGCTGTCCGACGCTGCCTGACTTCCGTAGGCATCTGCGGATAACCAGCCACGACCTTGACGCAGAGCTGAGCGACAAGCTCCGTGCTGCGACGCGGTCGGCGGAGAACGAGATCTCGACAGTCATCGCGCCTTCCGTATTCACGCTATCCTCCTCCTTCGAATCCACCATATCACTGAGATGGCCGGTCCGTTCGGTCACCTCAGTGAAGGTGGACGGAGAGGATTGCCAGGATTACGAATTCGACGAGGACTCGCTGACCTTCGCGGATTCCGTGACCGGGAAGAAGGTAGTCATCGTGTACGAGGCCGGCCTTGCTCAAGTCCCGGAGGACATCCAAGCAGCTATCCTTCTTCTCGCCGGAAGCCTGTTCAACAACCCTACGGACCGTCCGGAGGAACGCGACCGGACAACGGCGCGTAACCTCCTCCGCCCGTATAGGCGCTGGGAGGGCCGATGATGGAGAACAGGTTTAACATTGGCGAGCTCGACACCCTGGTGACCCTGTATGCGCCGACTGCGGGCATTGGGTCCGAGGGCGAGAAATCGTCTACCTACACCGCTCATTCCAGGGTCTATGCGAAAGTAGACCAGGAAATCACCGACGAGCTCGCTTATGATAACTATGACGGTAGGGAGAATGCCTCCATCGTTATCTACAAGGTTGCCGGGATGAATACGCGGTGGCAGGTCGAGATCTCGGGAAAGCGCTACGAGATCCTGTCCATCGACACAGTGTCCAGGGTTTCGCCTCTTTGCACGGTGTCCATTCAGTCGATTGACTGATATGTCCACCTCGATCCGCATAGAGGGTCTTGACGATTGCCTGAAATCGTTCGAGAGGCTTCCGGCGAACGCTCTAAGGGTTACGGAGGCCGCGATGAAGGAGGCCGCGCAGCCGGTCGCAAAGAAGATCCGGTCCGCCGTTCCGAAGGAATACCGGAAGCTCATCAAAGCGAAGGTCATCAAGGCCGAGCGACGAATGAACGGTAACTCCACGGTGATAATCGGCGCCTTCAAGCGGAAGAAGCAATCTGACAAGGAGGTGAACGACTGGTTCAAGATGTATTGGGAAAACTACGGAACACTGGCCCACCGTGATCCTGGACACGAGTTCGTGTATCCCATCAAGAAAGGGAACCGTCGCCGGCGGAACAATGTCGGACAGCCACACCAGAACTTCTTCGATGATGCCATCCGCGGATGGGAGCAAATGATTTTCGAAAACTTCGTCGCCGCCATGAAAAGGCGCGAGAATGAACTACTGAAGTGAAATGACCGAGAATATAGGATCGCTGCTTACTACGCTCTGCGCCTCACTACAGACGCCGGTCAAGCTCTTCCTCTCCGAGGCTGAGAGCAATGACTATCCGTATGCCGTATATGAGGCGGACTACACTCCCCATTACGACAAGGATGGCGTCTATAAGATCGTCGCAGACGTCTCTGTCCGCGGATACTCCAAGGATCCGTCAGAGGCGCAGAACACCGCCGACGCCATCGACTCGGTGATCCTTACGAATTTCGCTTCCGGCGGATACACAGTGCGACAGATTTCACAGCTCAAGAAGGAGTGCCTTCAGGAGACTTGGTCTGTTGGCTATCAATATCGCATAACCCAATATAGAACTACAACAGTATGACAGAAGGTTATAACATTCGCATCAAGGTCAACAACAAGTTTCTCATCGGCGTCACCTCTGACGAAGTGTCTGTCTCTCCGAACACGAAGGAATCCATCGTGAAGGAGAACGCCGGCGTGAAGCAGGAGTCCATCGTCAGTAACACTGTCACGTTCAGCATCTCCGGCCTTATCGATATGACCGGCGGCGGTCAGACCATGCTTGACAACGACGACATCTTGGAGCTGGCCTGCAAGACGGGCGCGGCTGCCGTTGTTGACATCGACTACGTCCGCGGAAGCGGGCAGGCTTACACCGGCACCGGTATCATCACCGGCTACACCGAGACCAATCCCGCGAATCCCGACGAGGATCCCACCTACAATCTCACCATCGAGAGCGAAGACCTCGAAGAAGCATCTTAAAACTCATTGAGACATGGCAAGACAAGGGGGTTTTAACGTCTACCTGACGACCAGCAGCAAGACATTCGTCGGCGTCACTTCCGACGAGCTTTCCGTGGAGCCCAACACCAAGGAGTCCACGACTAAGGATGACGCGGGCGTGAAGAACAAGCGCGTCACCAGCCACGTTTTCAACTTTACCGTCAACGGACTTTTCGACGTGACGGATGACGATTCGTCCCGCCTGAACAATGACGCCATCATGGCGCTGGCGATGGGGAAGACGTCGTTCTCGATCGTCTACGAGCGCGGTAATGGTGTGAACTATTCCGGGACCGCCATCGTTACCGGATACACGGAGACCACGCCGGCGGATCCCGACGAGGATAGCACCTATGGCCTCCAGCTCCGCAGCCGTAACCTCACGAAAGTAACGTCGCAGTAGTATGGATACCATCACTATTCGCGGTCGTGAGTGGGCGGTTGAAGCGAACTGGAGGGCCATCACCGGATTCCTGAAGTCCGCCGGAAAGGATTCCCTCCAGGACGTGTCCGACGTCATCAGCCTCTCTCCCTCCATTATCGGCGGTCTTATGGCCGCATGTATCAACGAGGGAGAGAGGATCGCCGGCAGGGATGAGAGGGTTACGCCGGATCTGCTCGACGATCTTCGGGCGACAGAGGCAATCAATGTCGTCAATGAATTTGTCCGTATCTACCTGGCTCAGTCTGCTCCGGATCTTCCGGAGGACAAGCCAAAAAAAGAAGAGGCCCAGTAGAAGTCACCTATCCGACCATCGGACAGGTCCGGGGTTGGGCCTTCGGACTTCTCCATATGACCCGGGAGGACTTCTATTCCATGAGAATGGGGGAGTTCTTTGAGGCGATGGATGCATTCCGTAACGAGGCCGAGAGTGGGCGAATCCACATTGGTAATCTCGTGAGGGGGCTGTGCATTCGGGTTGTCAACCTGTTCGTAGCGAAGAAGGATCGTGAGAACGACGAACGGAAGTTCTGGCCGATGCCGTGGGATGAACCGGACGAGAACGATGCCGTGGAGGTCGCGAAGAGGCTCTCCGAGATGAGTAATGAGGAGAGACAGCAAAAGATTAACGATTTTTTAAGCAAGGTCGGACATGTCGGCAACACAAAACCTTAAAACAGTTTTCGAGGCTGATACCAGGGATCTCTCCAGGGGCGCGAAACAGGCGCAGAAGGAGCTCAAAGATTTCGGGAAAACCAGCAACGAGGTCACCAAGAGCATTGGTGACGCTTTCGGTGTGGACCTTGACAAGCTGAATCAGTTATCCAATGCGACGAAGGAATGGGGACGGAGACTGTCCGAGTCCGGTAATACCGGCGTCGCCGCATTCGGTAAGATCCTGCAAAGCATTGACGCTACGAAGGTCGCCCTTGCCGGAATCGGCATCGGGGCGGCCATCAGCGCATTCAAGCTGCTCACCGCCGAAGCAGAGAACTTCAAGAATACGGTCGCCGGCGCAAATATCGAGATGCAGACGGCGGCCTATGTATCCACCTATACACAGGTCCTTCATGACTTCAACGCGCAGACCGGGAAGTCCGTCGCCGAGTTTGAGTCATCCTGGAAGAAGGCGTTCGGTCGGTTCAAGGCGAATTTCCAGCAGAGCGTCGTGAACGGTCTGACCGGGAACGCGAGCTGGAAGGACATCCTTATCGGCCCTGTCTGGGGTGGCCTTGTGGGGAACAAAGACCAGAGGTCGCAGGCTAAGGCGGCCGCGGAAGAGGCCGAGGCGATTACCGGCCAGATGTATGACCTCTCTCGTCAGCTTACTGCAAAGAGCGTCGAGTGGGCGAAAACCGAGGCTCAGATTGCCGAATACCGCCGCATCGCGAAAGACGATTCCTATTCTCTTTCCCAGCAGACGGCCGCCATCGCTCAGGCCGAATCTCTCATCAAGCAGAGATACGATGAGGAATACCAGATCCGCAAGGAGATGGCGGATCTCCAGAAGAGCCTGTCTGACCTGGCGAGCGATTCCTTGCAGGACGAGGAGAAGATGTACTCCTTGCAGAAACAGGCCGACGATGTTCTCCGCAACAAGGAAACCCTTATCAAGTCCATCAATAGGGATCAGCAGACCCTTACGAAGCAGGCAAGCGCCGAGGCTGAGGCTCGCCGGAAGGCGGCCGAGCAGCTGGCGAAAGAGCAGGCGGTCATGGCGCAGCGGGCTGAGCAGCTCGCCGGCCTGACGATCGGCGCCGGCCCGGAACTCTCTACTCCTGGAGTGACAGGGCCAGAGACGAGCATCATCCTCCATCCGAAAGTAGACGAGAAGGAAGTCATCGATGTCTCCAAGGAGCTCGCCTCGCTTGTCGAGCAGGGGGTGACGAGCGTCTCGGAGTCCATCGGATCCCTCATCGGCGATCTCGCGACAGGCGGAGACGCCTGGAGTAACTTCGCGAGCAGCGCCGTCTCGGCATTCGGAGACATGGCGATTTCCGTCGGTAAGATGGCCGTCTCTACCGGCGTGGCGACGCTCGGAATCAAGGCCGCTCTCGAAAGCCTGAATGGCTATGCCGCAATCGCTGCCGGCGCCGCCCTCATCGCGCTCGGCGCTGCGGTTAAGACCGGAATGAGCAACATTGCCAGTGGAAACTACAGTGCATCCTCCTCCGTCGCGAGCTCGAGCTATGGAAGGTCCTCTTCTGGCGTGGGTGGATATGCAACCTCGGCGATAAACATCAAGGTGACCGGAACCCTGGTTGGGGACGGAAGCCAGCTCAAGGGTGTCATTGACAGTGAAAATTCAAGGCGCAAAACGGTTACGTAATGGCTTACGGAGTCAAATATCGCTTCCCGTTCCAGAGTGTCGAGGGTGTCGACTGGACTATCGACATCCTGAAGGACGGTTATTCCGGTAGTATCCTTACCAGGGCCATCGGAGGCTCCCCCATACTCCGGAGAGACAGGAGCGACAATATATGCGGGACGTCCCTGGAGCTGACCGCGGAGTGTCTCGTCGACGGTGAGTTCGAAGAACTGTCGTCGAGCAATCCATTCATGTTTCAGGTAAAGGTCTATCATTCCAACAATGGCTCCACGTCTGAACTTGTATGGCAGGGCTATGTGACTCCGGAAATCTATAGCGCTCCAGAGGTCGCTCCTCCCTATGATGTAAGAGTGACCGCCACTGACGGCCTCGGCGAACTGAAGGAGAATAATTTCGAGGCGCAGGGGACAAAAACCATCTCCGCGCTGCTTACATACCTACTCGGCTTCACCGGACTTTCGCTCGGAATCAGGCAGGCGTCCGACCTGGCATGCAGTGCCGGCGCTGCCGGCGCTGTCCTGTCGAGTGTCCACATCAATCTCGATTATCTCGAGGGCGAAACTTGCTACGATGTTCTTCAGAAGCTCCTTGCCACGATAGACTCCACGATCACGCTGGATGGGTCGTACTGGCTTATCTTCAAGGAGACCGGACTATCTGTCAATACGACCAACTACACGTTCGGATACTACGAGAACGGCGTTTCGAAGCAGCGCTCCATTCTGCGCTATGGAAGCGCGGCGACGCATCCGGCCGGCTTCTGGCCAGTCGGAAAGATGAACAGGGAGTATGTCGCTCCGAAGAAGAAGATTCTCATCACTGCGGACAACCACTACAAGAAGAACATATTCGGAACGTGGACCCTCGTTGGTGACGCGGTGGACGAGGGGGATTATCTGAGCCTTCCGGACGCCGGCGACGGGGTGTCGCAGGTTGTTACGTTCACGGAGGAAATCCAGAAGCATCTCCTCCTGTCAATCAAGGTCCGGAACGTCGGAGACGGCAATGACGCCGGCAACATTTTCATATCCGTGAAGCTCGCCGGCAGCTTCTATCAGGCGAGCCAATACCTGTATCTTACTAACAGTATTGGTGACCGTAGAAGGGACACGATGGCCGTTACCTGGTCGACGAATTCTGGCGCGAAATGCACATTTGAAGTTCAGGCTCCAGTGGAGTCCGATACAGACCAGGACTACGTAACGGTGGACCTCGTGATTCCGCTATATCATAATAGCGCCCGGTCATATGTCCTCGCATCGTCGCTGGAGATTCAGGTATCAAACGGAGATTCTCTGTATCCCAAGAGGATCTATGGAATCACTCTGTCTCAGTATGAGCAGACGAAAGGTCTCCAGAAAGTCGTAAACATTGACAACGGCGCTCGCGGAGAGGCTCCCGACGTTGAGGTTGCATTCGCCGGAACGACCGGACCGAATAACTACACCGGCCTCGAAGAGCTGCTCGACGGCGTCCCGATGACGTCTGCCGGGGCGAAGATTACATCCTGGAGCACCGGCGCATTTTCGTCGCTTGATTTCCTATCGCTGATTGCGCGTGACTACGCGCTGAAATACGTGAGCTCCCGGGTTCGCGTCAACGGGACCCTCCAGACGAATCCGGACCTGAAGGCTGTTCCCGTCATGTTTGCCGATGACCACGACGGAGAGATCTATATCGTTGACACCTTCTCCTGGGACCTGTACAACGATGAGCAGACCGTCGAGATGATCAGCCGTCCTGCATCTACGTTTAGCGTCGAGAGTGAAAGCGTTACGACGGTGGATGGAACATCTTCTTCCGGCGGAGGATCCAGTAGCGCAGGGGGATGGTCGTCCCCTGGAAGCGGAACCAGTCTTTTGAGCGTGTGGCGCTCTCTGACGAATGATTCCACCATAGAGAACTACGGAAACACAACAGAGATCGCGGCGGAGCATTTGGCGGCTCTGTTCACAGTCGAAACACTCACCGGCGGCGGAAAGTATCTCAAACTCAACACGCAGTTCGCCGGCATCACGGCGGATGGATTTATTACAGCCGGCGGCATTCAGGGGGCCGGCGGAGGTGGAGGTGTGGACCTTGACCGCGTGTGGGACTCCCTGACGAACAACACCGATAAACCGAACGTCAAGATCAACGCGGCGCATATTCCTATCGCGACAACCAGCGCGGTCGGCGGCGTGAAGGTGGATGGTACGACCATCACAATTCAAAACGGTGTGATCAGCGCGGTCGCCCAGGGAACCGGGTCCGTCAATTCCCTCACCGTCGGGAGTACGAACTACACGCCGGATTCAAGTGGCATCATTACGATTCCGGCCTATCCCACCAGTCTGCCGGCATCCGACGTCTATTCCTGGGCAAAGGCTTCGTCAAAGCCCTCCTACTCCCTTTCCGAGATCAGTGGGACCAGTGACCTTCAGGCCATCGAAGCGCTCACTGGCACCGGTTTCCTGAAGCGGACCGGATCGGATACCTGGGCGATTGACAATAGCACATACCTGACCGCCGTCCCCAAGGCGACGGACAGCGTCATCGGTGGCTTCCAGACGGGCTATACGGAAAGTGGGAAAAACTACGCCGTGAAGATGTCCGGGAACAAGGCATATGTTTATGTTCCCTGGACTGACACCGTTTACTCATTACCTCTGGCTGCAAGCGGGACGAGGGGAGGAATCCAGATAGGGTATTCCGAGAGCAACAGCGGAAGCTCCAGCGACAGGAACTACGCCGTCAAGCTGTCGAGCGAAAAAGCCTACGTCAACGTCCCTTGGACGGACACGGTCTACACGCATCCCACGAATGGCGCAAATACGACCATTTCCGCCGCCAACGGGAAGGTATTGTCGGCCATTACGGTGGACAGCCTCGGGCACGTCACCAGCGTATCCTCAAAGACCCTATCGACCAACGACATTCCCGACCTGAGCAGCATCTATCTCCCTCTGACCGGCGGAACCCTTACCGGTAACCTCCGCATGAAGCCGAGTAATTCGAACTATGGAAGTAAGCTCAATTTCGGAGACGGTGATTACGTGTACCTGTACGAGGATACGGATGACCATCTGAAGGTTCGCGCAGATAAGGGTATCGAGATCAGCGTCGGAAGCAGCTACGGAATCAAGTTCGGAAACGGCGTGCTGAAATGGGATAGCACGAACAATGCCTGGCACCTGGAGGGGAACTTCTATGCCGACGGCTTTGTCGCGGCTGGCGGAATTATCAACGGCGCAAATACGCAGTTTGTCCTGACCTCTGGAGACCAGACGATTTCCGGGAACAAGTATTTCGACGAATGGCTCGAGGTGGACGGAATTTTCTTTGTGACGGGGTCTGCTACTTTCACGGATACCGTAGCGCTCACGTCCGATCTCGACCTGAATGGTGTAGCTCTGACAGGAAGCTCCTCGAAGCTCACCATCAATAAGGATACGGAATTCCACTACGCTACGAATAAGAGCATCACCATCAGCTCCATTGTGAGCAGGATAGAAGCACTCGGAGGATAATCATGGCACACACTTCGTCCCGCATCTTCATCGACACATCGGTCACGCCGCACATCGGAATCGATCCGCTTGCGGATGTGTCCTATGTGCTTGGTCGCAATACCGGCGACTATGGCCAGCTGTGCGGAGATGTGAATGAGGGTGGCGTCAGGGTCAACAAGATCAGCCCATTCTCCCTGTTCAAGCCCTTCCGCAGTTCCATTCCTGGATTCACGACGGCCGCCGCAAGGCTGGCCGCCGCAAAGGCCGCGAACTACGGAACCGATATCGTCAGCTGCGGCATCGCGGATTTTGCGACCAAATACGCGACGAAATGGGGGATCCTGCCGCCTCGCGGCGTTGGAGGCGGCGCCGGCGGTCAGGATGAGCATCACCGGATCAATGACTTCGATGGATACCAGCATAAGGTATGGACGCAGGGCGCCGGCTCGTCCGGTCGCGACCTGTACACCATCTTTAATGGCTACCTTCACATCCCTGGGCTGGTCGTATCCGATAACGACCTGATCTATTTCAATATCCAGTGCCGGGAGAACGAGGACCAGGACTCGGATCTCGGGATGATGTATCCCTACGACTTCCAGAATGCCGCGAAGGACTTCTCCGGATACTACGTCGGAATCGCTATCCTGGACCATAACGGCGGCGTCTGGGTAATCTCGGATCCGCAGGTGAGCGACTATTTCTCCGGGACGAATGTCTATACAGGAATCAGTGCCGCGATTTCGGCGTCCATTCCGAATGGTGCCCTGATCATCGCTCCGGTCCTCACTCAGAATCGCTCGACCTCCTGGACGAACAGCCTCCAGGGCGACATCGTTCTCCTGAATGGTGAATATCTTTCCGCGACGAAGATCGCCCAGACGGCAAATCTCCAGACCGATGTGACTTTCTCCCTCAGTGGCAGCAGCATCACGCTCACCTTTACGATAAAGAACCAGACAGGGAACGCTATCACCATCCACAACATGGTATGCTACCTTCTCTCCGATGGCGCGTATATGAACGAGCACGACAACGGCTATTCCGGACCGGACTACATGGGATCCGGCGCCGCGGCGTACATTAACGACACCTGGCCTGCCAGCTACAAGCAGGGCGACATCTATTCCCACGACTGGCCCGGCGGATCCACGAATCCGGACCAGCTGGCCGCCCGGTATTATAACGCCTATTCGGATTTCTATGCAGCGAACGGGAACTCCAACATCCTGAATAACAATGTGACCAGGACATGGACGAAGACCTTCAACTTCACCGATGACGACTTCGGTTCCTACGCGAACGGCGCCTGGGCGCTGCTTTGCCTGGCTCCTACAAACAACTCCTTCGTCCGTGAATACAAAAGTTATTAACTATTAAGCACTTATAATTATGGCAGAGTCCGATTTCTCCTGGAAAAAGCTGGCGATCTTCTTCGGCGTTGGCCTCCTCGCTTTCCTGTGTTGCGTAGTCATCGCGGGAGGCATCTATCTCATCCGCGACGGTCGCGCCTTCAATGGCGTCTTCGTCATCGTCAGCGGAATCCTTTGCGGTACGGCGGCCGTCCTGCTGTATCGGAATTATCAAAAAAATAGCCGGAAAGATCTTCCGGGCGTCAAGATCGAGGATCTCGAAAAGAAGAAATGATCATGGCAAAGATTGACTTCAAGCACTTCCGGATCTTTACGGATATCTCTCAGTCGAAGACCGAGGAGATCAATGCGTCTCTCCAGTTTTCGGACATGCTCTACAAGCGGGTGAATGGTATCGTGGCTCACGATCTCGCGCTCCGGATCTACCGGGCGACCGAGGCCGTCGAGTTCACGGAGGAGGAGATGGCTCTACTCAGGGCCTTCGTTGAGGCGAACTTCACTCCGTGCTTCATTGATTCGTTCAACGCCAATATCGCCGGAGAGGAATCCCGGCAGGCATAATACCAAACACACGCAACTATGGCACAAGCAACCATAACCGTAACGAAAGGAAGGCTGCACTCCGACATCCGGATGCACGTGTCGCTGAAGGATAACGGCGTCGCCGTCGACTGGACCGGCCTCTCCAGCATCCGGGCGATGCTGTACAGCGTCGAGCAGCAGGCGATGGCCGGCCGATGCAGCCAGGTCGCCATCAATTCGGAGGATCCTACGGATCTCGTCTGTGACTACAGCGCCGCGAGCCCTCAGTTCGAAGGGCTCAACCGAATCGTCATCCGCTGCGTCTACGAAGGGCGCACGAAGACCTACGACGCGGTGGCCGTGTTCCTCGTCGAATCTACCGACGAGCTCGCCGGCTCCGAGGTGGTCGTCGACGATCCGGAGGTGGATGTCGAGATCGAGGTCACTGAGGTCAGCACATCGCTACTGGACGAAGCTATCCAGGCGGCGTTCGACGCCGCGGAGCTCGCCGAGGACGCCGCTGCCGCTGCGGAAGCAGCCGCGGACAAGGCTCCGTATATCGGCGAGAATGGGAACTGGTTCCTCTGGGACAATGAGACCCAGCAATATGTGGACTCCGGCAAACCCTCCCAGGGTGACCCGGGATTCACGTTCGAGCAGACGACGGATCCGTCCGATCCGGACTACCAGGACGAATACCAGCGCGTCCTCGGAGTCCTGTACCAAGCCATCGAGGATGCCGGCGACGCCACCGGCCGGACTGAGGCCGCTATCGACAGCGCCCAGGAAGCCGCGAACGCAGCGTCTTCCGCCGCAGGCGTAGCCGCACAGGCCGCCGCATCCGCACAGGCTCAGGCAGACGCCGCCGGCGCCGCAGCGCAGAACGCGAACCAGAAGGCCGCCAATGCTGACAACGCCGCCGGCGCGGCTCAGTCCGCCGCAGCTGCCGCCTCTTCCGCCGCCGGCGCAGTGTCCGGCGCAGCCGAAGCCGCGCAGGAAGCTGCTTCCGCCGCGAGCTCTGCCGCCGACAATGCCAATGACAAGGCGTCCCTTGCCAATACAAAGGCCGGATACGCCGCGGAACAGGGCGACTACGCCAAATCCCAGGGCGACTATGCGAAGGGACAGATCGACGGCGCCAAGGGGGCCTTCGACTCCCTGAACGAGCGCTTCGAGGCGACGGAGAACGCCGCCATCACCCTGGATGAGACCACGGATCCGGCGGATTCCGAGTACCAGGACGAATACCAGCGCGTCCTCGGAGTCCTGTACCAGGCCATCGAGGATTCGAAGCAGATCCAGGATCGCTCCGAGGAGGCCGCCGACGCAGCCGTGGCTGCCGCCGGTACGGCCCAGGGCGCAGCGGGCGCAGCGTCGATGGCCGCGAACGGTGCGAATGACGCCGCAGCGGAGGCCAGGAACGCAGCTTCTGCGGCGAACACCGCGATGAATTCCGCGAAGGGGAACTACGGCTCCCTGAACGAGCGCATCCAGGCCCTGGAGGCCGGAAAGCAGGACAAGATCGACGACCTTGCCACCATTCGCGAGAACGCCTCCGTCGGCGCCACCGCCTATCAGAAGCCGTCCTCCGGCATCCCGGCCGGCGACCTCGAAACTTCCATCCAGGAAACCCTCACCTTTGCCGGCTCCGCCCTCACCTTCGAGGCGTCCGACGACCCTGCAAGCATTCTCGAATAACCGATAAACAAGTACAACCCATGAGCACAGTACAAGGCAACCTTAAAAACCACGCCGGTGACAAGATAGCGCCGAACACCCTGACCGTCGCTGTCTATGATGCCGCCAAGGAGCAGGCTCTCTCGCAGACCCTTGTCAACACTCCTGACAAGGGAGCTCTCGGCTATCCGGCATTCTCGACGGTCACCGCCTATTCGACGGGCACCGTCGTCTACCATCTGAACAAGCTCTGGCGCTTCACCTCCGACCACGCGGCCGGTGCCTGGAATTCCTCCCACGTTGAGGAGTTCGACATCAAGACCCTCGTGGAGGAACTCCAGGAGAACATCGAGCAAGGAACCGTCGTTCCGCCTCTCGTGGAGAACCTGAAGTCCTGGCACGAGCGCAGCGATCAGAACGTCGAGTCTACGATGACCGAGAAGGTCCGCACGACCGGCGGTGACGAATCCATCAACGCCGACTCCGGCGCGACCATCCAGTCCGTCGTGGCGACGGCTGACTTCGCCGCATCGAAGCTCATCTCCTCCGGCTTCAACCTTCTCCGCCTCCAGAGTAACAACGGTCTCGCGGTCGCTGTGGGGAATGGCTTCTATTTCCCGGTTCCGGCGCTGACCTTCGGCTCCTACGGAACGGCCGACGAGAACAACGGCGTCCTCTTCACCGACAACAACGGCGACAACCTGAAGCCGACGGTGTATTTCAAGGCGCTGTCCGCCGGCGTTCCGGAATCCGTCACGGACGGCGCGGCCTGCTCCTATGTGGACTCCAACGGTAAGCGGTTCTACGTCTGCACCGAGCCCGGCTACCTCATCGTCTCCGGCATTACCTGGGCGAACACCTGCGCCCATATGGCCTGGTCCAAGCGGTATGACGAGTTCGTCTCTCCGACCGCCGCCGGCGACGCGGGAACCATCCTGGACTTCTCCCTCCTCGGGACGATGCGGGTCGTCGGATCTGGCGCCGGCATCATCTCTGACCGCGCCGACAGGATCTCCGCCACGCAGATGCGCCTCACGACGAAGGTCGGCCGCGTCCAGCCTACTTGGACCCGCGGCACGCTCGACGAGGAGACCGGCCTCTATCCGTACACCGCGACGGTCTCCGGCGTCAAGTCCGGCGGCCTCGCCGAGTTCGAGGGCTCCAACAAGCCGGCCATCTTCGTCGAGGGAACCACGCTGACCTACTACAGCGAATCCTCCACCGCCGAGACGGCCTATGTCAAGTACCAGCTCGCCACGGCGACCACCGCGAACAAGAACCTCGCGCCTGACATCACGAACCTCAACGACTGGGGCGTGGAGGCTCTCATCGGAGCGAGCGGTTCCGCCATCATCTCCTGGACCTACGCTCAGGGGATTCCGGATGCACTGGTCCAGCTTCTCTCGAAGATCGACAATTCCACCATCCCGGTGATCGCTGCCGCCTTCGCGATGCTGAACGAGCGGGTCGCCGACCTGGAGAGGCGCCTGACCGGCATCTTCGACCGGATCGACGTCTTCGCCCGGAACGTGGACGCCGAGGACTACCGGAAGAACGGAATCCCGATGGTGCTCTACAGCGCCGAATCCGGTGCGCCCGCCTCCGCCAGGATCCCGCAGAACTGGGACCAGGACAAGATGGGCGTCTGGACCGGCGTTCCCTTCAATATCGGCCAGATGTACGTCGATAAGGTGAACGGAAAGGTCTATGTCGCCAAGGCTCTCTCCAACTCCACCAATGACTGGGCTGTCCTGAACTGATTAAACCTCACGCGCTATGATCAAGAGATACACTACACCTGAAGCATACGTGGCCGCCGGCGTTCCGACCGACGAGAGCCGCGTCGCCCAGATCGAACAGACCTCCGAGGTGAAGATCGACGGGGTCAACGTGGTCGTCCCGTTCCCGAGCGACGGCGACGCCGTGTTCGAGGACGCGGAAGGGAACGTCAAGTTCGTCCGCGGCAACACTATCCAGAAGGATCTCCTCGACGCCGCCTGGACCCACGTCGGATTCGCATTCGGATTCGACGGGAAGAAGGTCAAGGTGATGGCGAAGGAGGAGAACACCTCCGGCCTGAAATGGCTGAACTGCTGGCAGTACGCCATCACGGCCATCTCCGCCACGACCATCAAGTTCTACCTTCACATGAAGGGCGACTATGCCGCCTGGGTCCCCATCGAGGTGACGCTCACCTCAGCCGAGATCAACGCGACCTCCGCCGCGGAGATTACCGCCGCCCTGGAGGCCGCCGGCAACACCGGCAACGTCGGTTACGCGAATCACGGATACTGGGCCTATCTCGCCGATGCGAACGGGAACAAGGTCGATTCCGACGGCACGCAGATCATCGTCCAGTGCGACTTCTGCGCTGACTATCGCCAGTATCAGTGCTCCGACTCGACGCACGCGCTCGTCGGCTGCACGATGGCGCTCTGCGTCTGGGGTGACATGCCGGCTTCCGATGCGCTGTGGCGCAAGAACAACGTCTCGTCCTACTTCGGAGGCATGAATCTCGCGAAGTTCGAGGCATACTACGCCGCATCCGGTAAGACTCCGACCGCGAATGTCTCCCTGACCGCCGCGGATCCCGTGACGAAGACCGCCTTCGAGACCTCGGCCTACTGCGCCGACCTCCGCGCCTTCTACAAGACGTATCACAACTACATGGCCATGAACATGGTCCGCTGGCCGCATCCGAAGCGCGGCGTCTTCGACCTCATCGATGCGGACGAGATGACCCGCCGCTACGGCGCCAAGTCCTTCACGAAGAAGGATGGCACGACGACCGACTGGAAGTTCCCGGCTCTGCACTACGGCCTGACGATCGGCTACGGCTCCGGCGTTTTCGCCGTCGGCCGCTGGCATCTCTCCGATGTCACGGAGGGCATGGAGTACATGTCCGACGAACCGTTCGCCAAGCTCGTGGAGGCGCAGACGCGGATGAACACGACCGTCCTCGTAAACAACGCCAACGGGTGGTTTGCCCGCCGGCGCTCCGCCAACTACGCTTGGTTTTTCAGCGGTACCTACGGCACCCTCTACACCTACTACGTCTACTACGCGTTTCGTTGCAGGGCGGTCACGCTTTTGACCGTCCGCGAAGCGGACTAAACTTAATCTTCGCCGGGCGCGGTCCCTCGCGCCCGGCCGAAATCTGAAACGCTATGTCCAGGGGAAACAAGGCACACCGCGACGCTTTCATAAGTATACCGGCCGAGACGAAGCAGATGCTCCGTTACATCATTCCCGCCGTCCAGCATATGCCGAAGATCGACCGGATCGACGGCGTGGGCGCGGAGATGAGGCGTGCTTCCTGGGGAATCCTGCGCGAGTTCTATATGGCGTATCACTGTCCGGAATCCCGTGACCGGCACATCGAGGAAATGATCGGCTGGTACGGGATTCTGGTCTCCGCCGTGGAGATCGGCTGCTTGCAGGGAATCCTGAAGGACCAGTTCAAGCTGAACATAGCGATGAGAATGGAACGGATAGAGGAAGGCATACTGAAGTGGCATAATTCAATCCGTCAGGAGCGGGATCAGGGCACGGTGTTCGACACCGGCGGTCCCGTCAGCGACTGAGATGTAAAAGGGGACGGGGTATCATTCATACCAGCGCCAGATTCGTCCTTTTTCCGCCAACAGGTGGTTTGCCCGCCGGAACAACGCCAACAACGCTTGGAATTTCAACGGTAACAACGGCAACCTCAACAACAACAACGTCAACAACGCGAATCGTTGCAGGGCGGTCACGAATTTACGACAATGTCTTAGACTGAAGGTTATGACAAGAGACGCGGCACATTTCTCCCATCTTGTGGATGTCTATTTCGACACTCGCAAGAACAAGCGGTTCGGAAGGGACTCGATGACCTATGAGCTTTCATGGATCACGAATCTCGTCCGGGATCTCTGCGCCAGGGGAGAAAGGTCGCTCCGCGTCGAGAAGAACTACGCCTTCCTCACTTCCGTCCCTCGCTGGAGGGAGATCATGGCGACCGAGTTCAAGGGCCGCCTCCTCGACCACGAGATCTGCGAGGTCATCATTCCGCTCGCGGAGAAGGTCCTGTCTCCCTACACGTTCAACAACCGGACGGGGAAAGGCGCACAGGCCGCCATCAACCTCCTCATCGAAAACATCTACGAAGTCACGGAGAACTACACGGCTCCGGCCCGGATCATCAAGCTGGACCTGAAGGGATATTTCCCGAACGCTCTCTGGGACTTCGCCGAGAAATGCGTCGATGCCGTCATCGACCTTTCCGACCGGGAGGATAAGGACTATCTGAAATGGCTGGCGATGGTTTCCATCCATTGCAATCCGGCGGCCCATTGCGAATACCGGACTCCGCGCCATTTCTGGAGGGAGCACATCGATCCCGAGAAATCCATCCTCGCCAAGCCGGAAGGCGTCGGCGCGGCTATCGGCCGGCTCATCTGGCAGACGTCGATGGGGCTCTACATCAACGATGAGGTCAAGTGGCTCACGGAGGAATGCGGCCTGAAGGTCGTCTGCTTCGTGGACGACATCGTCATGGTGGTTCCGGAACACCTTCACACCTACGCGCTCTCGCTCATCCCTGAGCTCCGCCGGCGCCTCGCCGCGAAGGGGGTCAAGCTGAACGAGCGTAAGTTCTACGATCAGCCGGCCGAGCATGGCGTCGAATTCCTCGGCAGCCATATCAAGCCGGGCCGCGTACATCTCAATGACAAGACCGTCAAGATGGCCTTCCACCAGGTGGACTGTCTGAACGGCATTCCTGACAAGAAGAAACACATCGATACGTTCCTTTCGTCCGTGAACGCCTACACAGGGCTCACGAAGAACAGGACGAACTTCAAGGCTACGCAGGAGATCCGGAGACGGATCTCTGAGGAATGGTGGGAATTCCTCTCATGGGATGCCCGCCGTCAGTGCGTGACCTGTAAGCCCGGCCTTACGTGAAGGGACCGCATGAACGAGAAATATCATCTAAAACTCAAGAGAAATGGAAAACAACGAACAGATCGAAATGCTTAACGAGCACTTCTCGAACATCAAGGATCTCGAAGCGAAACGGGCCAAGAGCGACCGCGCAGCCCTGGAGTATGTCAAGAGCCTTCCCGGCTTCAAGGCCGCCTATCCCGAGCTCTCCGAGGAGCACGATGCGGTCGTGGAGGAGCTGGACGGCGTGGAGGCTGAGATCGCCGACGTCCGTCTCGAATGGTCGAACCGCATCGGCCAGGGCGTCCAGGCCGGCGACCAGCTGACCCACGAGGGGAAACTCTACACCGTCCTCCAGCCTCACATTCTCCAGTCCGACTGGGTGCCTGGCCAGGTGCCGGCGCTGTACCGCTACGAAGGCGCCGTCCCTTCCGGTGACGAGCCTGTTGACGAATGGCCGGAATGGGTCCAGCCGACCGGCGCCCATGACGCCTACGCGAAGGGGGCGAAGGTGACCTTCAAGGGAGCGCACTACGTCTCCCTCATCGATGCGAACGTCTACAGTCCGGAGGCGTATCCCGCCGGCTGGCAGCTCCAGGAATAGGCTATGGAACTCGGAGAAATCTTCCCTTACATCGGGACGCTCCTCGGGGGAGGTGGTCTCGGATGGATCGTCAACTGGAAATGGGGCCGCCGTAAGGAGGCGGCCTCGGCCAAGGCTGACGAGATCGAGAACATGCGGAAGGCGATGGAGGACTTCTACGATCCTCTCGTCAAGAAGCAGAACGCACGCATCGCGGAGCTGGAGGCGGAGGTGAAAGCCCTCCGCGATGAGCGCCGGAAGATGGAGGAATCCTATCAAAAGCAGATATCCGACCTCCAGAAGCAGATCACTGAGATCACGAGGGTCCTCGGAATCAAGGCGGTCCGCCAGGTCCGGAACAACAAGGGCCAGTTCACTTCCGAGAAAGAGGAGGTCGAGCCATGAAGGTGAAAGTCGAACGCCGGTGGAAGAAGGCGACCTACACGATAGGTCGCCTCTACATCGACGGTATCTACTACTGCAATACGCTCGAGGACAAGGACCGCGGCCTGAAGCAGACCGATCCAATCTCGATGATCAATTTCCGGAAGGTCGCCGGCGAGACCGCCATCCCTGCGGGAACCTATGGCGTCTCCATGAACACGACCTCTCCGAAGTATGCTGCGGTATCCTGGTATTGGAACTTCTGCCAGGGAAAGATGCCGCGCCTCCTATCCGTTCCTGGCTTTGATGGCATCCTTATCCATCCCGGCACGACCGCGCTGGATACGAAGGGGTGCATCCTGGTCGGAAAGAACACCAAGGTCGGCCAGCTGACCGACAGCCGCGTCACCTTCCAGCAGATCTACAAGCTGCTGAAGGCGGCCGCCGACCGTAATGAGGAAATAACTATTGAAATCGTATAGCCATGAAATTCAGTGAAGTTTTGGAGGCCCTTCGCAACGGCGAACGCCTCGTAAACGGAAGCCTCTCCGTGAAGGGAGGCTATATCGTCCGCCAGATCCCTCAGATCGTTCCGCAGGAGGTGGTCCCCAAGATGACCAGTCTCCCGGACAGCGCGAAGGAAGTAGCCAAGTATGGCCCGATCGAGTACCGCGACCAGGTGCTCCTCGTGTATTGGGATAACGAGCTGGGTCGCTCCGTAGCGACGAGCTACATCCCAACCTGGTACGATATCTTCCGCGAGGACTGGACTATCGCATAATGAGAGCGAAGATCTGGCTCTATCTGGCCGTCCTGATGCTGGCCTTCTTCCTGTCTATGGCCACGTCGTTCTGGGCTGGAAGGACGGTCGGAAGACGCGAGGCGCCGGCCGGGAAGCCGGATACGGTGTATAGGACGAAATGGGTCGCGGCTCCGATTCCAGAACCGACGGAGAAGCCGGTCCTCCCGAAGCTCGTATTCCTTCCGGTCCACGATACGACCGCCGTCCACGACACGACCCACACGACCGATTCCGTCCTCGTGGAGGTGCCGATCACCGAGAAGCACTACGTCGCCGAGGACTACATGGCTACCGTCAGGGGATTCCAGCCGGAGCTCGTGGATATCTGGATCCGTCAGAAGGAGACGACCATCCGCGTGCCATACAGGAAGCACTGGTCCTTAACGGTCGGCCCACAGATCGGATACGGCCTGACTCCGAAGGGAGCGCAGCCATACGCCGGCGCCGGGATCACGTTCGGATACTCGTTCTAAGAACCATAACCCTGCCGAGGGTTTATTCCGTGTTAAGTTTTGTTTTCTTCGAGCCTGCGTCGCGAGATGCGGGCTCGGTTCGCATAGAGGCGTGAAATGTAAAGAAAATGGCATATTTTGTCAATTTATTGGCGAAATCTGCAATTTCTTTACAAATTAAGCCCTTTGAAACCTGCTTATTCTGCATTTAGTCGCCGGCGGCCTTCTTCTCCTGGGCGCTTCTGAGGACGTCGAGGATGGTCATCGGCTTCTTCTTGTACAGGACGAAGTCCATGACGACGCGGTTCGCGAAATCTATCTTGCTTCGGTCGAAGTCGATGTATATGTCGGTGACGGATCCTCCGGAATGGCCGGCCGCAGCTTCGACGGTCTTCGGAGGGATGTCGAGGTCCGTCGCGATGGTGATCCAGGAATGTCTGGCCCAGTACATTGATATACGGGGAAGGCCGAGCCTGGCTGCGATGTCCTTCAGGACGTTGTCCACCTTCGAGGTCCAGTGACAGGTTTTGGCATAGGTGTCCAGGGGGTTGAGGAGATAGCTTTTCCCGGCCATTCTCCGGAAGATCGCCTGGCATTCCGGCTCCATCTTGATGCTGTAAGGCTTCGCCGTCTTCGCTCGCCGGTATTCCAGGCGCCCGTCCACGATGTCAGTGGCGTGGAGGAGATCCTCCGTGTTCATCCCGATGAGGAAGAAGCTGGCGAAGAAGAAGTCCACGTATTTCCTCTGCCATTCGGGAAGGTCGGCATAGAATAGGGTGCGGAGCATCTCCGCCGAGAGCGCCCTCTTCTTCGTGGCCTCGTTCCGGATCTCGTAGATGAGGAAGGGATAGTTCTGCGTGAATCCGCGCTTCCTGGCATAGTTGAAAACGGCGCGGATGTTCCGGTGATGGATGTTCCTGGCGTTCTTCTTTGGCGAGGTCTGCGCCAGGAAGGAATCGAAGCGGTCCATCCATCCGACATCAATATCGGCGAAGGTCAGGCGCTCCGCCTTGGGGTCGAACGCAAGGATCCTGGCGACCGTAGCCAGATAGATCTCCTTCGTCCTTGGTTTCAGCTTCGGCTGGGCGGCATAGATCCGGAAGGTCTCCAGGAGCCGCTCCGGCCGGTGCTCTGCCGGCGACATCTCCTCCAGGATCCTATCTCGGACCTCCCGGGCGTTGAGGCCATCGAGCTTTCCGCTCTGGGAGAGCTGGAGGCAGATGTTGATGACGTTCATCCTGATCAGGTCGGCGGCCTGCTGGATGGCCGCGGACTTCGCCCTGTTTCCGGACTTGTTCCAGTCGGAGGGGAGCAACCGGATGCCGGTGGGAATGTAGGAAACGGTGCGGTTGACGGTGACTGAGATTTTGAGAGGCGCCGCGCACCCGGCGGCTGTTGACCTCGTGTCGAGGTAGAATTTTGTGGTGATCATTGTATTTGAGGAAATGCGTTTGAAAACTTGCAAACCACTTGCAAACAAATCCTTCGGATATTGTGCAACTTTGTGCAAAAATGTGCAAGCACCGACTTTTTTTTATTGAAAGTCAGTGCTTGTCCGCATTCCGTAACGCATTGATAATGCGTTGATTATGTTGCGGAGAGAGCGAGATTCGAACTCGCGATACCCTTTTGGGGTACACACGCTTTCCAGGCGTGTGTGCGGTCGCGGTAATCCCGCTGACTTTCAATTCGTTACAAAATGCCGTTTTTAGACTTGCAAA